GGGGCACTCAGTGATGAATACCTTAAGTCATTGCTGACAACCTTTTAACAAGCGTTCCACGTTCAGATACGTTTCTTGATTTTGAAGGGGGTCCCCACCATGTCGGGTGGGTCCCTTCGTCAATGTTAACGTGTCCTACGTGCAATTCGGATATTTCGGAACCAACGTCTCGCTCTTTGAATTAGAACGTTTCGAGGGGGCAAGCTAGCCCCCCGAGACTCTAAGTCACGAGGCAAGGGAATGGTACCAAATATATCGTCGATTTCATCGACTACCTTTCATAGTCCCTCCAATTGTGTGAAGGGATCCATTTCGGGATCCATCGCAATATCCTCCAGCTGAGCCTTAAGCATTGACATAAGGTCACCAGCATGGAGGAAGGCTGGACGATAGATACACTCAACTACTTTATCTGATACTCAGAAGTCTTCACGGAGGGCTTCCAAGAGTACCGGATCTTTAGTAAATAATTGAGCGGAAAGTCGACGAGGATCGGCGGGTCCGGGAATCTTAGTACCGTAATGCTCTCTGTCCCGATACACAACTAGCATGGAATTAACCTTTGCGATTATAGGTGACAAAGCCTGTAATCGTCGGCGTAATCCCTCTACTTCTGTATCCCAGAAAGATTGCAAGACTCGATCTCAATGAGAATGATCGTACGATGAGACTAAAGAACTCATAGTAAGTCATCCCCGTAAAGAGCGAGGTCACAGACCCTTCGGAGAGGTCACGGCAAGAAGAGTCATAACAACTCTACGGCCCATGGAGGCAAAAGGAGAATGGATAGCACCCTTAACTTTATAACCGAAGCCCATCATAGTTAGGACTGCGGGTAAAGTTAAACCATATTTGCGGGCAAACTCGAAGAGAACGGAAGTATTCCGTTCAGCAACGAGTAGCTCCTTAAAAGGTATAGGTGTAGCATCCTCAGGGGTTCAGAATTTCTTCGCAAACTCTATCGTCTTGGAATTAGACATTAGAGACTTGGAAAGATTAATCCCGACACCTAACTCCTCCATAATCTTTAGATACTGAGTGGCGACAGCGCGATCCGCTATCACAATGTCATCACCCAGTACTGCGTAAAGCGAGAACCACGAATACACGGACTTAGTTCGAGAGACTACTCGTCAGTAAGCTCATTGCACTATAAAGTGATGAGTTAAAGCAAGTAGAGCTCACGAGGTTAGCGCACCCATTGGTTGACCAGTACCGTAATAAACAGTACGGCCATCGGCCCCCTCGATATGACGAGCACGAGGTAACCGATAGCCACGTAGAGTAAGAATCGCCTTCCAGGCGTTCGCTACACCGTTACCGACAAAGTAACTAAGTAGAGTAACCTGGAGGAGAACTGGTAATCGATCAGTAGCAGCGGACAAATCGTAACAGAAAGTCTGATTACGATTGGTCTCATTCATCCTTTTTAAAAGGATATGAATGGGGCGCGACTGATCAAAAGTACCATCTTGCTCTATCTGGGCCAATAGCTGGAAGATTGAGGCATGGAGTGGATAAAACAACCACTGAGTCCAACAATCGACCATCGCGAATACTCTTATCTTCCCTGCAGGCTCAAGCTTAAGACCTAATTTACCCAAAGTACCAAACCTCTCACAGAACGATCAATGCTCGCCTCTAAATAGGCGGCTGACACGGGCAGCGAGGGGATAGGGAACCAGCGGTCAGGAATTAGCCCCTTGGATCTTATTGACCCAAGTGGCAAATTCCTCGATCCAGTTAAGGAAATGGTGATTACCGGTAGCACGGGCAAAGCTCGTATACGCGGACCATAAAACAGGGTCCGAGTACAGGAGCCATGCCGCTCCGATAATACCATCGAAAGAAGTACTGATCTTTCCAGAACCAGCCATCTTTCCTAAACTAGGAGAAGTCTTGAACAGGAGGAAAGGCTTTGCCCGGAGTTGCTCCTTTAGATATCGCGATCGAAAAGCATCGCTAGTTAAAGCTGCAATGAAGGAAGAAGTCTTCCCCCATAGTTGCAAGAGAACAGGTCTAAGAATTTGACGAAAAAATAAATCAAATTCAAGGACGTGCACCTCTAATGAGTCTCGAGGCGGATCAACGATCGTATTTATCTTAAGTGTACCGGGGAAAGATATAACCCGATATAAATTAAATAAAGTAAGTCAAAGTTTTAAAATCTTTGTCTCACGAGAAAGGATCCGTCTCCTATGAAGGATAGGGATAACTCTAGGAATTCCGGACTTAGTACGCGCTACAGCTGCACCCAACAGCTGCGTAGAGGACAATCGTTGTCCCCCCGCAGCCTGTTGAAGAAGTACAGAGCAAGCCTTTAAATATATAACAACATATTTGAGGCCGCCCTTCGCGTATAACTTGTATACAAAAAAAGCATACTCTTTATACACTCTAACATAGGACTTGTTAACACCCACCACTGAGTAACCGATTCTAATGAATAGGTTAATCAGCGGGCGGCCCAAATTTCTTTGGACCATACCATTGACAACAGACACTTTATCCGCCAACGCTTTAATAAAACGGTTGGAGAATAGTTCATTCATACGATTCTTCATATCAAATTTCTTTAAAGTGGCTCGGACCTCAACCTGAGGAAAGAGACAGTTCACTTATGAGACTGGTGGCCGGCTACCTAACCTCCCTCTTCAGAGAGGAGCAGGCGCCCGAAGTACGACTGGTTAATGAATAACAGCAGTTAGCATCCCCCCCTATATACAGAGGGCTTTCAAATTATCACTATTGGTCATCGTGACAATAGATGCAAGGAGGGCAATCCCCCTCTTAGTTACCGTTTAATAAATCCAAATCAAGTAACAGGATACACCAAGACTCACAGAGATGAAATGCCGCGAGGACCTATGTTAAATAGGCTCTCCTTCATTTGTCCTCTGGGTTGCCACACCCAAATCCAGGGATGAGGCTCCGCCTCTTAACCACCTAATTAGTAGGTGGCAGAGATAGGAATGAGAATAATACAATGACCTGTGTTACAAATACAGAGCATTGTTATCAAACTCAGTTTCGGCCGAAGCCGGCTGCAGGTACCCCTAGTAGGGTATCTCGCTGGTGTTAGGTCACCAGAATTTATCCTAATGAGTAGAGGTTAGCCCCAAATGGCTTACTGTCGACGTAGCTATTTAGTGCTGCCGTCCCTAGACCTTGGCCTAAGTAACGGAGTTTACTAAACTAAGAGCTTGCGGCGACAGGACGCCATAATTTTCCAACATATCTCACCAGAACCATTCTGGCACCTGACAGGTAGTACTCCTCCCCCAATGGGATTTAGGGAAGAGAGTGCACTAAGGAAGAGGTATTAACCAGTTATTTATCCATCTTGAAGCTTGCCTTTACGATGGCATCATAACTAATTGTAACATAGCCCTAGCGCGTTGGTCTCTCATCACAATGAGGACTACCGACTAGGTTTCACGTGGGGTCATCAGATACGAGAGCTAAAAGAAGCTCACATTACCAATGCTTAAACGCTTTGTGTAAGTCTGGAATTTTCATTCC